TTCTTCAGTCATGTCGTCTCGACCAATACGGTCTGACTGCATTGATGCTCCAACATAAAAATGTGGGTCAGAACCACGACGGTAATAGCTATCAGCACTTCCACGATCCCAAGGCCCTCCATGGCGGATTAAAGTGTTTTCATCTTCCCAGGTGCAGTCGTAAACTGCACCGTTGTGTTCAAAATATTCACGGGGTTTTTGCAAAGTATTGCTCATTAGTCCAACCTTGAACCTGCATAAGCTCTAAAGCCATACTTTTTAAATACGTCAGCTGCCGCTTGGGCACCTGCTTCTAGTGTGTCAACATTCTGACATCCATACTTTGAAGGGTTCCACATACAAACACTACCAGTATAGTCTTTTCTAAGACCTGCAGCTTTCATTGCCTTACCAATTTTAGTGTTCATTTTAACACCATAAATGTTAACCCAGGCAAATCCACAAGCATATTGATCTTGTCCACCTAACTTTTCTTTAAAGAACTTGTCAGCGGCCTTAAATGCTTCAACTTTTGCTTCTTCAACAATTGCTGGAATCTGTGTTTCTGTTACTGTCATATCTAACTCCTGTTAATTTCTAACTATACCTATATGATAAGGTAAGACGTCTTACTTGTCAACCTTTATTTCATAGATTCTGGAAATTCTATTGCCATTTTATATTCAAATTCATGAACAGCGTCTTTCTTTTCCAGCAACAGTTTTTCCAAACTCCAAATAGCCGCATACTTTTCATCGCTTGCGCCTTCGTTAAATGCAATTAGTGCATTTTCCAAAACTTCGATATCTTTAAGTAAGTCTACCATTATATATTCATCTCCAATTGAGTATCTGTATTTGACATATTTTTTAATGTTTCTTCAAGATCAATATCGAAGCAAACATCATCCCACGCTTCGTAGTATGCAGCGTCATCTTTAAACAGCTTGTTAACACCGCTAGCATAACAATCAGCATCAACAAAGTTCCAGTTAACGGAGCCGTCTGCATTGCGGTTTTCGTCTTTTGCAACTGCTTCACGTACTTGAGCTTCTACTAGTGAGTTAATCATTGTGTACCTCTTTTCTAACTATACCATCAGTATAAGGTAAAACGTCTTACTTGTCAACAAAAAAGTTATGAAAAATACCATTTGAAATCAAAGGGTTACAATTTTTAATCGTTTCTTTCACCTTTTCCGTAATCAATTGTCACTGGAAATCTTGGAACACCGTCATTTGAAAGCTCAAAATATCTACAAGTTGCCCAGTTAATATCTGGATCTGCAAGCAATGCTTTTAATTGTGCTTGTGATCCTCTGATACCACTGCTGAAAGTTCTACCATCTGACATTTTGAGTGTAAGCCTTTTAGCATAACCTGCCCAGTTACCTTGCCCTTCATGAACTTCAACAACCTCGTATTCCTCAGTAATAAACTCTTTTCTTTTTAGCAGGTTTTTAGTTCTTTTACCCTCATAAGCAGTATCCTGTCTGATCATCTGTCCTTCATAACCCTCAGATGTAAACTTTCCATATAAGTCATCAATCTCTTCAGGATTACCTGCCCAATATGTATCAACAAGTACAACACTAACACCCACTGGTAAAAACATTTTTAAGAATTCATATCTTTCAATAAATTTCATATCTGGGTTATTAACGTCAAAACAGTCGTATACATGATACTGCACCATTTCCTTGCTTTCAGCCAGTTCAGCTTCTCCCAAGTTTACAGTTTTCCTAACCAGGCTGGTAATCTTCTGGAAGTCTGATTTTAGTTCGTGATTGTAAAGCTCTCCGTCAAGTGTAATACCTGGAAATGACTCACAAAACTTTTCAAGTGCCTCTGCAATATGAGGTACTGCCACAATCTCTTTAAACTGTCTGCTAAACAATCCTTTACTACTAGCAATACATCTGATACCATCTAACTTGGGTTGTGTATAGCCACTTGTTACTGGAGTTTTTGTAAAATCATGTGCTAACATTGGCTTAAAAGCAGTGAACGTATCAATCTTTGTTACGTCTTCAAAAAAGTCTTTTTCAACATTTTTAGTCCACTGTGCTTGTGCTTCGAACTCTGCCTGTGTTTTAGCAGTAGTAGCATTGCTACGTCCTACATTTTTCGCTTCAGTATAATTCCATTCTGAAGTAACTTTTTTACCATCTGTCAGACCTGAAATTGTTCTGATGCCAGCAATATCATCAGAGTCCCAACCAACTTGAATAATCCAGGATCTAATTTTACCCTTGGTATCTCTTTTAAACAATTCAGTTAATGATTTTATATTTTGCATTTAAACTCCTGTCTTTAAATATACCTATAATATAAAGTAAAACGTCTTACTTGTCAACAACTTTTTTCATTAAAGTGCCGTTTAATTTTCAATAGATTTGTACATAAATAGTACTTGAGAGAGACTTAGACAGAGGAGATGCGCCAGTGGACATTTTTAAATTGATAGCCGAAGTAGGCTTTCCTATCGCTGGCGCATTGGCCGCTGGATTTTTTGTTTTTACTACACTAAAGTATATCTTAGATAGTGTAAGTGGAAGCGTAAAAGGTTTAAATGGCATAATTAGTGCTTTGGACAACCGTGTACAGACAATGAATCATGATGTTGTTAGAATTGACACATTGATGAGTAACGCATTGGGTATACGTCCAGATATAGATCGAATTGCACGAGCTGATGGGAAGAACGATGCAAGGAGAGACTAATTATGACTTACAAAGTTTTAAGACTTAACGACAACGTACTCGTATACGATGTAGACACCCCCGACGATAAAATGGAATTCATGGACAACATTAATGCTCGTCCTGGCGACACATTCCGTTTCACATACAATGGCTGGTTAGAATACTTGGGAAATGAGTTTGACCAGATCATAGATTCAAGCAAACAAGATACTGAAGCGAACGAATTGTTAAAAACATTACGGGAGTCTTCCTCATGATATGGTTAGATTACACAGTACACAGTGGCCCAAATTGTTTCACAGTGCAGGGAGACTGGCCTGGCGAAGTTATGGGCTTTGATAAAGATGGAAATCCAGGGAATAAAACAATGCCTTTATATCAACCCGGTGATGTTTTTGTAGTGGATCAACAAGGTTGGTTGCGTAAACAAAAAATGCAATCAGGCGATGTATTAATGGTAAATAACGATGGACAACTTATTAAGGTAGCCGCACAAACATTAGAGGAGAGTTAAATGGGAAAAGGAAAAAGATCCAGCGGAAAAAATTACGTTAGTAAAGGTATTGTTGGAACTACTAAAAGTAGAAGCAAACAAGATCCAGACTATCCGGCTCTTAGAATGATGAATCAGCTTAAAGCATATCAGGCTGGTAAAAATGTAGTTCTTACTATACCTAACCCAAACCCAAATGAAACCAACAAACGTTTCATTAAAGTAAATGCACGTGATGTGTGGAAAAGTGTGAGAAGATAATGGAAGATGTTGCTAACTTAATCAATCAGTATGGCTTTCCAATTGTTGCGGCAGTTGGCATGGGTTACTTTATATACTATGTATGGAAATGGGTAACAACAGAAATCAAGCCTGTATTAAGTCAAGCAAACGGCACACTTATTGGTTTAATTGATCGTATTCGCATGTTGGATAACGATTTAATTAGATTAAATCAAAAATTAACAGTAACACTACAACTGCGTGAACAGGAGTTAGAAGAACTACGTGCTAAAAATAAAAAATTAGCACAAAAATTAGAAAACCAAACAGGAAACGATGATGAAAACCAAAAATAGATTTGGGCATAAAGCATCCGACGAATGGATTGCTAATCAGGCTATATGGCACGACCGAGATATGATATTCAGTGCAATTGCTGGTGGAGTTCTCGGCTTATTAATAGGACTAATTTTTTAATGTTACTGATGTTTCTTTTTACAATTAAACACTGCATTGCAGATATTTTTTTGCAAACTTATCACAAACACGTAGACAAATCAAAATATTTTGGCACTGGTCACAGGCACTATGCAGAACATGGTGCTTGTACCTTTATACTATTATTGTTTTTTACTAATCCAATTATGGCATTGGCACTTGGATTTTTAGATTATGTAATACACTGGCACATTGACTGGGCAAAGACTACATTTTGCAAGAACTTTGAAATACAACGTAATACTCCAACTTTCTGGAGAATACATACGTTAGACCAAATAGCACACTTTTCAACTTATTTTTATATTACTTGCTTGTTGCAATAAACACACCGTTCCAGTTATCTGGTAACTTTTGTGTTTTCATATATTCACAACGTTCAATCCACATGTCGTAATACTTGTCCATTTGACCGTCAAAGCATCCTTTTAATATTTTACATTTGTTGATTGCCGCATTAAACTGTTTTTCTTTGTACATTTGATGCATTAAATTGTGTATTTCCTGATGTTGTCGATACTCTGGCATACATATACCATGTTTATCCAATACTGTGTAAATGCTGAGTCCTACACTTTTACCTTTAACTTGCAAATCATCTATTTTAAGATAAAAGAAATCATCTTTTGTTTCAGCGTATGTTGCTTCACCCACCAACAATAAACATCCATATTCTTTACATTTACTTTCTACTCTTGCGGCGGTGCTGACAGCGTCTCCAAGAACATCATATGAATGTCTTTTTGTACTTCCCATCTCACCCACGTAACCAAGGCCAGTATTAATACCAGCACCCATACCAACCGGCGGGCGACCTTCTGGAATGATAACTTCTTCATTAAACTTCTCCACTGCTTTGAGCATGTCTAAACCACACTGTACGGCTGTACGTGCATGATTCTCATCATCAATTGGAGCATTATGTATGTGCATACTGGCATCTCCAATATATTTGATTATCATACCATTACTGTCTAGAACTGGCTGTGTAATTGCATCCATATAACCATTCATTATACGTGTTAGTCCTGCTACATCATCACCAAAACTTTCACCCAGTGGGGTAAATCCACGCAAATCACTAAACACAATACTAACTTCACGTTTGCTGCCTTTTTTAATTAGGTCTCTATTTGTTTGTAAAATTTTAACCACTGTTGGACTGGCATATCCTTCAAATTGTTTTTTAATTTCCTGCTTTTGTAGGAACTCATCTACAAACTTAATAATGTATCTGACTAAACCAACTATTACTAAAAATACTGCTGGTATGAATCCGTCTACTAACAAATTTTGTGTTTGAAATAGATAATAACTTACATAAACAAATGAACCAGTTACTGATACAAAAAACGCCAATCCAAAAAATGTCCATCGTGCCAGTACAATCGTTGCAATACCTGCAACGATTAGTGCAACGATTTCTCCCCAGGCTTCAGCATCTGGATGTCTACTAATATTACTTTCGTTAAACACTGTGCCCAACATAACTGCCTGCATTTCATGTGGAAACACACTACCGAATGCTGTTGCAATAGGTTGTGTTGTTCCTGCGGCTGTTGGTCCTACAAACACAATACCACCTGCAAAATCTTCTGGTAAATCCAATACACTGTGGCTTGTATAACGCTGACTCCAGTCTAACCAAATTTGTCCCAGACTGTCCGTTTGTAAAAAACCATATTGTGGGATACGTAACTTGTCGATGCCCAGTGGATTTAATTTTATTTGGAAACTAGGGTCACCTGCTAGTACACGTAGAATCTCCATTGTCACGTTAGGATAGAGCGTGTCGTTGTTGTTTAGCACCAGTGGCACCCTGCGTGTTACGCCGTCTATTTCTGGAAAACTATTGATAATTCCACTACCAACAGCATTGTTTTCAATAACAGGAATATTTGCAATTATTCCTGGTACACTGGGTATTAGATAACTAAAGTCTGGATTAATAACTGCTGCTCCAGGATTAATTGGCTCGTTTTTACCTTTTTCAGCACCCAACATTGTTACAATAACAGGATAGTTTTGCATTGTAGCGGCTAGTTCTAAATCCTGTCCACTGCGATCCTTTTCACTCATGAGTACATTAAAAACAACAAGCCCGGCGTTACGTGCATATAAATCCTCAATTAGTTTTGCATAATCGCCACGTGGAAATGGCCATTGTCCATATTGATTAATAGTTGCTTCATCTATGTTTACAGTATAAATGGTATTGAGTACAGGCTCTTGATTAACTATAAGTTGGTCAAAATATCTTAGTCTAATGCTTTCTACAAAACTAAAATTACTGTAGTAAGTCCAACTTAATAGTATGAGTATCAATACACTCCAGACTGGAGTTAATAAAAAACGTTTCATTGCACGGTTCCTTGTGGCCATCTTCTTACACTGATAGCACGGCGTGGATTATATAAACTGTATTTAACACTTTTATCTTGGTTACCTCCCAGTATCATCCAATAACCTTCCTGTGTAGTCATAACGTAAAAGCCCACATGACCTTGCCAGCCTTGTGTTCCTCTGGGGAATACAACTATATCTCCACGTTGTATATCTTCTTTAGCAACAGGCAGCCCCCATTGTAGGAACCCCCTTGCTGTAAGTGGATGTGGATGATTGATATCATTTAAACTTGGTATGTTATCAATTTCCAATATAGCATTTACAAATGCTGCACACCACTCTGTACGTACAGGATCTACACCGACAAGTTCACGAATCTCACTCCTATGTTGTCGTTCTTGTAATCCTAAATATTCTGATGCTGTTGATGTGCTGTCTGTTGCTGTTACTGTACATGCACTCATAGTAAGTGCGAATCCTATAGTTAATAGTCTCAATAGGTTCTCCTCTGTCTAAGTCAATAGTATTTACACCACATAACAAAAAAAGGGCACCTAGATGCCCTTTTATTTTATAGTATACGCAATATATTTCTTAGAAGTTAATTACTAAACCTGCACTTACCGCAGTTGTATTGCCTAGATCAGTCATACTGCGTGATCCTTCAACTCTCCAAGTAACTGAACCAGTGTCTTTTTCTAGGCCTAGTGAAATATCGTTAACACCATCTGTGTGATGCATAACTGTAAAGTCAACCAGTCCTAGGTCTCCACGTAGTCCTACAGTACCATAACCATACATTTCGCTTGAGTCTGCTACTGTTCTTGCACTCTGGATTGAACCTGCTTCAGTATAACCGTCTACACTGCGCTTGCCACGTGTGTAACCAAATACAGGATTTACTTTACCTGTTTCTGGTGAGTACATAACTCTAGCACTTGTGTCTGTACCAGAAGTTTCGCTACTGTTAGCAAAGTCACCAATTGTACGTGATACTGTATAGTCTGTCATTGCATGACGTAGCTCTACACTAACATTGTTCTTAGTTACTTTACCTGCAACAACATCAGTATCTGCTTTTACACTGTCGTCATTGCCTGTTAGTTCAGTACCCAGTCTTGTAAATCCACCTGAAATGGTTAAACCATCGTCATTTGTTTTACTTCCACTTATAACAGCACCACTAGTACTACCACTCATGCCGTTTTTCATTTTGCTTGACATTCTAATACCCTCGACAGCATCAAAATTCAAGTTTCTAACTGTGCTTGATACAACGTCTTGTGCAGTTGCAATTTGATCTACACGCCCTGTAAAACTGCCTGGATCAGTTACGGTAGACACTGCGTTATTGCGTGTTTCGGTGTCAGTACCAGTACCAGTTGTACGTGTTACTGTACTACCGTCACTATATGTATCAACCACTGTAGTTGTAGTTGTTCTGCTACGCTCTTGTGGTGTTGTAACAATAGTTGTAGTTTCTCTATCAATAGTTTGTACAGTTGCAGTTTCACTAGCATCATGTGTTGTTTGTGATTGTGTAAGAATTGGTAAATCTGTATCGTGTGACCAATCTCCCCAAGCACCATAACTAGTTGTTGGTGCGCTTGTGCTTGTTACAGTTGGTGTAGATGAACCACTAGCTGCATCTGTTGCACTACCAACGTCAGTAACACCAGCACCGCCAGTTACGTCAGCACCACCACCAGCACCACCGTCAACAGCATCACTTGCCGCATCAAATGCACTTGGTCCAAAGATATATGCATAACTTGCTGTCAGGATATCACCTGCACTAACACTTGTCCAGTGCCAACTTAAACCAATAGTGTTGTCACCTGTGTTAGTTAAACTGCCATCGCCATCTACGCTGTTTTCAGTATAGCTGTCTGCTTCTGTTGTCCACATTGTAATACCTGCATCAACATTACTATCTGTTGAATAAAGTCCCAGTGCATATCTTGAACTTAATGCTTCTGAAAACGCAACATTTGAATCTGGAATACTACCGTAACCCAGTACGTTGTCTGTGCTTGAACTATCGCCATCCGCTGCTCTAGCATCTGGATCAATAAAGCGTCCAAAATAAACATCAGTTGCATCTACACCCATTGTAATTGCACTTGTAATGTCTACAAATGGCGATGTTGCGCCTAGGCTGTATGTGTTTGTAATATCAAATACGCTACTAACTCCACCAGTCCAACTGAGTGTATCAGTACCGTCAGTTAAACCATTGCCGTCTCCAGCAATAGCAGTACCGCCACCGTTATTGTTTGTGTAGTTTGTTCCGTCAATTTTAACAGCAAACCCATCAAACGGTGAACCTGGTGTTAAATAATCATAACTTGTGTTAAATGTTCCTGTACCTGTACTATCAAATAATAGTCCCGGGCTCGTGTTTCCACCGCTACCAAATGTTCCTGTTGTTCCATTAACGCCGGCTGTTACATAGTCGTTAGCTAATACACCCATACCAGTGGTAGTTGTACTCATGCTAGACGTATCAGCTAAAGCAGTAGTGGATAACAACGCTGCCATTAAAGCAGTCGCAATTATCTTACGTTTCATTATATTTTCCTCTCACTCCAAATGCGGATCTCACCCCGCGGTCTCCATAGTATATTTACTCAGAGTTGAGAGTCTATTAAAAGTATGTTTATTTTTTACCCATTAGCTTTGCTTTGAGAGCATTCATTTCTAAATCTCTCTTTTGCTCAACAGGATTTATTTGTGGCTTGGGGTTTTTAATACGATGGTTAGCATTTTCATTCCAGCCTTGACTGCGTTTAACTTCAGCAATTCTTCGTTTAATATCAGCAACTCGATCAGGGATCCAATCTGCTGTATTATCTTTTACTTCGGGGTGTCCATTAAAAAAGGTTCGTAACCTATTGACAAACTTTGTAACCATTCTATTCTTTCTCCCCATCCATTAAGCAACAATCCGTAATATACTATAACACATAGTATTAATAATACTATATATCTTATATTTACGGATTCATTACCCAGCATTAAAAACCTTCTTCCACTTCCATTCAGGAACTTCATCCCAAAATGCTGTTGGTGATACAAATGTGGTTTCCCAAGTACCTTTTACTACTCTGTATTCAAAATACAGATAAGTTACATATGTTAAACACATAGCAACTAGTATCCCACAAAATAAAAAGTATGCTTTTTCTTTTTTATTAAAAATATGATCTTGATTAAAATCAGCACTCATAACTATCCTCCTACTTGTCGTTTAGATCTAAAAAATAAGGTTTAGCACAAACAGTAATCTTCATACCTGCTTGATCATTCCATACTTTTGAACAATCGTATTCACTATATAGATTGTGGCGCCATCTTGGCCCAGCTAACCATGGTTTTTCTTCTTTTGCTTTTCTTATTTTTGCTACGTTTTTTAAATATTCTTCATGTCGAAATCCTGCTACACAACTAGCGCCTTTATTAAAATCAAACTGGTCTAACCGCTTTTGCGGATCAGGTTCGTTACGATTATAACCATTTACGTCTAAACATGTTTTAATCATTTCGTTAGCACTAATATTTTTTTCTGCATATACAGGCGATGTCACTCCTATAGCCAAAACTATGAATGTTATAATAAATTTCATTCTTTGCCCTCCAAAAATATATTTTTTAGTTGTTGCGATTAACTATAACCGAACAACCTCCTGCTGTTGCGCAGGATCCTGTAATGCTAAACGAGTCAGCACTCGTTGTAACATTTTGTGTGAGAGTGAAGTCGTATGCTCCACCCGAGTTTGTTAAATCTATTGCGGCACTTGCACTGTTGCTTCCACGCTGATCAACATCTACACTATGCCCATCACCGTCAAGAACAATGTCTGCCCACTTCTGTCCGCCGTTGCCTCTTTGGTATAAATCTACTGTGTTTGAGTCACCTTGTATTTCTACAAAGCCGTCGTGTCCTGCTTTACCTCTTTGCGTATGTTCTACAGTATTGTAGTCACCATTTATTATATTTGCTAGATGATGTGGTGCTCCGCCTCCACCGCCTCTATTTTCATCTGTTTGATAACTGCCTAAATCATTGTTGTTGCCTGTAATAGTCCAGTATGCTTCATGTCCACCAGTTTCATCCCCGTCAATGGTTCCATCAGGATGCATACCTTGATAGACTTTAACTGTATTGTCATCACCCGTTTCATTGTAACTGATGTAGTTGTCCTGGCTACGCTGTTGCATTTCAAGGTCCAACCTATCTCCACTCTGAGTGATGTATATTTCATTAGCCCAACTAGTTTGACTGAATAACATCAATAACATTGTTGTTCGTATTACCAACCCTATAGTCATAGATTACAAAATCTCCTTGTTGCACATTTAATGAATAACCATATTGGTCACTCATTCTTACACTTGTTGTATTATTAGATCCATCTTCACGAAAAAAATGATAACCACCATTAATTTTATCTAAACGTATACCAGTTTCTGGATCATATCCATATTGGTTTGATTCTTCTTTTAAAAGTATTTCATTCTGACGTTGTAGTTCATCTTTAAATATAGCCATTAATGCGGCGTTGAGTTGATCTAACATATCATATAATAATTCACCTAATAGGTGATCTGTTTCATCTAATGCTGTTACCCATATGTCATCTACATTTAATAAATCTTCATTAATACCATCAAATTCTAAAAAGTCTAATCCCAAAAAATCGTACATTTCTCTGTGACGCTTTTTAATGACTAGTTCTTCTTCTTCGTACGGTGTACGTTTGCGTAATATAATTAATTGATTGAGTAGTTTTTCATCAATATCCAATAACAAAGGTGGAGATGGTGGCTCCCAACGAGTAGATGTCATTGTGGATTGAAAGGCTTGATTCATAATAACCATGCCAACATCAGTTTCGACTTCAATTTCACCAGTGTAACAATTACCATTAATATCACAACTGGGTAACAAAGTGATCATTGAACCTCCCATCTCGTCTACTACCATAACGAAATCGGTTCCCCTGACTCCGATAGTAGCAGATGGTGTACTAATTTTGACATTTTGCCTATTACGTTTTGCTATTTGTCCACTGGCATAACGTATGCCTCCAAGACTTGCTTTGATTGAAAGACTACCAACATTGGTATTTGGGTCATAAACAAACTCATCAATTACCAGTCGTGAATGTTCAGTAATATCAACACGGGTGTCGTCAATGAAATCAATTTGCATTCTGCCACGAGCAGTTACCGCAGTGTCCATGGTCTGAACACTAACCCCTGTGTTTCCTTGAATGACATCCTTTCCTCTCTCTAATACACCACTTCCTTTAATACTGCCGATATCACCAGCTGGTGTATTGGCGTATACAGATGTATTAATGAGAACAAAACATGTCAGAGTGATTAATAAAAACTTCATTGTCAATCACTCTGATTTATATTAACGTCTTGATCATCACCACTAAATGTACCATCAATTGTGTTATCATTGATTCCACTTTGATTAATTGTGTAAGCACTACCACCGCCTGTTATATCTAAGTTAACTGTATGACCGTTTGTATCACCGTTCCCAGTAATGTCAATATCAAATGCATTACCACCACTACCAGCAGTTGAACTACCAGCTGTTGGTGTACCTGAGCTTAATGATGAACTATTGTTTACTGTAACTGTTAATGCTACACTTTCACCATCAATTGTGGTATTTGACACATTGTTATCACCTGTCACCGTAAACGCTATTGTACTACTGTCAGCGTCCGCTGTTCCACCAATATTAAATTCAAAATCATTGGTATCACCTGTTACAGTAATATTCAAAGTTACAGTTTCACAATTTACACCTGAACTATCACAAGTTAAATCTACTGTGTTGTAGTCACCTGTAAATGCCCAAGTACCTGTGTAATTGTTACCATTGATAACAGCTGCGATATCGTTATTATTACCAGTTTGCGTAATACTAAATGTCATGTCATCACCAGTCAAACTAACATCGGTAGTACTATCACCAAATTGGTTATCAGTACCATCTTGTGTAATATCTAAGTCTAAACTATCCCCTACTTGCTGAATGTATATTTCGTTAGCAGTAACAAAACTAACACTCAATAAGATCAGGACTGATGCAAATATTAAACGCATATTTTCCCCTACTTCCTGAACTTCCAAAGTTCTTTTCTCTCACCTTCGTAAACTAATTCAATTACGCCTGCTTCGATTGCCGCCCTCACAGCATAGTTAACTGGTTCGTTAACTGAATAACCTGCCTCAGTTTCCACCAGTTTTGTACCTAAATCAAAGAATTTAAATACATCTGCTCCAGATCTATAACTTGCTATTGTTTTTTCTGTAGCAATACTCATAAGCACTCGTCCTGTGCTTACTGATACGAGTCGCATAACAACTGTGACTGTATCTACACGGTATTCAGTCTGAACACCGATGCCTAAATACCTTGCGCCAGCACCACCAACTGCGGTGTTACTGTCATAACCTACAACCCCACCTTCAAGTATTAGCCCGGCAAATAGCATGGGTTTTAGTGGTGTAGGTCCATTGGGTATTTCTTTTTCATATACTTCTCGTGTATTACGGATTAACTGACGTTCTTTAATCAAATTATCCATACCGACACGTTCTACAACTTCAAACCAACTTTCATTTCCTACTTCTTGTAGTGCTTTGATAACCCAAACTTCAGCACCTTGTGTAACAGCAGAGCTCAAGTTTGCGATTTTGTCAGCTGGTTTTCTCTGACCAGTTTTATCACTAAAACTGTATACAGCAATTGTAATTTTAGGTCCAGCAATCGGTGGCACTGCACTCATACGTTCTGGTATCGGCGATGTCTGCAACGATGGTGGATTATCTAATGTAGGGCGAGGAGGAAGCATACCGGAGCATCCGGTGAGGAATGTTACAAATAGTAATAAGGTTAAATATTTCATTAGAAATTAAACTCCCCTGATCCTGGAATAGTAATTGTTGTTGTACTACCATCTTCAGCTACAATTTCAAGAGTTATACTACCAGTTGTAGTATCCTTGGTCCAGGTAATAGTTGAGCCTTCGATTTCAGCAGTACCCGTAGATGCACAACTATCAGAACATTCAGCAAACATTGCGTCCACCATTTGCTTTGAAAGTGTTGCATAGATACGTGATTCTACGTTCTTTAAAAATTTATTGAGAGTTGAATTTTCTAGTTCACGTTCCAATCGAGAAGCTTCAGCCTCAGCTTCTTTGCGTAGGTCTTGTCTTCGATTGTGTTGTAGTTGTTCTACTGATAATACGTGTGTACTATAGCCATTTCCATAATGAAATGCAGGGTTCTTAAATCCCCAAGTTAATTCAGCATTCGCATGTGTACTAGTGACCGCTAGCCAGACTAGCAGCACGTATGCTAATTGTTTCATCACTCTTCTCCACTCAGTAGTATTTAGCGAGAAAAATGAAAAAACCACGCATATAATGCGTGGTCTTTAAAAATGGTGCTCCCGGTAGGATTCGAACCTACAGTCGACCCGTTATGAGCGGGGGGCTTTAACCGTTAAGCTACAGGAGCGGAATTTTTGTCATTGGTGCGCCCGAGAAGATTCGAACTCCTGACCTTTTGGTTCGTAGCCAAATGCTCTATCCAGCTGAGCTACGGGCGCATATATTATGGGGAGGTTAACATATCCTCTTCAACACGAACACATATGGCTTGTGAATTTATAGGATTATTTAAATAGTCTAATTCAAACTCAGTTTCAATAAAATATTCTCTAGCATAAAAACATTCATACATGTCATCAAAAACACCTGCATTAAATGTATATGGTTCATATCCTACAAACGATATAACCACTAAAACCCATTTCATATAAAACCCCTAGTTGTGAATTGCCGGGCTAACCGTGGCCCGGCACGTGCTTATTACGTAGCAACCCATCTTGTTTTAATCTTTCTTATATTACTAATATAGCACAAACAAATTATTTGTCAAGTAAAAAGTTACTAAAGTCTCCAGCACTTTGTCTAAGTGCTCTATCCCAACTTACAATTGTATCTTGCCTACCATAAAAGTAATCTAATTTTGGTTCTGTAACTGCCCAGTTACTTCCTTCAAATGGTGCTATTCCACTTATTTCTGCTTCCAGTTGTCCTGGTGCCCATGCACTGTGACCTAATATAATCATAAATTCTTTAGGGCCTTCGCCTTTTTGAATATCTTTAATAATATGTGCGCCTGGTGTAAAATGTATTCCTGGTATCAGCGTTGCAGTTTTTTCATTGTGATAATCTTCACTGTGCAATACAAATCCAGTTTGTTGTTCAACTGGACCTCCAAAAAAGATTTTTTTATAGTCAGTTATTTTTAATTGATTGGCAATAAACTGCGCTCTAGAGCTGGGATATTTTTTATTGATAATAAATCCTATTGCGCCGTCATCATCTTTGCCGTGCATAAACACAACACTTTTATGAAATATACCTGTTTTAATATTTGGCATTGCTACCAATAACTTATTTGAAAACTGATTCAACCTACAAAAGCCTTTTCATAAACATAGCAACCACGCTCACTGGCATTACCACATTTACCGCCAAGTTCTTCAAAATACTCAATAAACTCGGCATTCATTTCTGTACTACCACAAATCATAGCTGTATCACTATTTACATCAAAAGCTGGTAAATCGCACTCTTCTGCAAGTCTACCATTTTTTAGCAATGTACTACAACGTCCATGCATTGCAAATCCACTCTGGTCTATTTCTCTGGTAACAGTGGGAACATATATAAATTTGTCTTGTGTAATTTCTCCCAGTATGTCATGCTTGGTTAAACTGCTGAGTTCATCTCTATAAGCATGTTCTGACAGTGTACGCACTGTGTGTACTAGAATTACCTTTTCATATTGTTCATATGTTTCTGGATCAAAAGCCACACTCATAAAAGGAGCAAGTCCAGTGCCAGTTGCAAACAAGTAAAGATTACGTCCTGGTTGTAATGCATCTATTACCAGTGTGCCTACTGGCTTACGATTCATCACAACAGTATCGCCTTCCTTTAAGTGTTGCAGTCTGCTGGTAAGCGGACCATCAGGAACCTTAATACTTAAAAAGTCCAAATAATCAGCCCAATTGGGACTTGCAATACTATATGCTCGTAAAATTGTACCATCTTCAGGAGTATCCAAACCAATCATTACAAATTCTCCATTACGGAATTTAAACGATTGCGGACGCTCAATCCTGAAACTAAAAGTCTTATCAGTCCAGTGGTGTACCCACTGAACTTTACATTCATGTAATGCCATTAACGTCTCTTGTTTAATTTAATAATAAAAGAACCCTGATTAGGGTCCTGCCGCCGGCAAGCACGAATCTTATCGTGATTGCTTGCCCAAGTATTTAGTTCACTCTGAATTTGTCCATAACCTGTAATCACTTTACAAGTTTTATGTCCTGCATAATATGCTTCAGTAACTCTAGAGTTAAATACCCTCCAAGCTGCATGTACTGTAAGTCCGTGTAAATCTATAATCATAATAAAAAATTGGCCTGCCCGGAGGGATTCGAACCCCCGACCACATGCTTAGAAGGCACGTGCTCTATCCAGCTGAGCTACGGGCAGATTATTTTTTCCATGAATCCATATCTGTTTTAATATCAGTTATAGGTTCATTTGCAATACCACTTGCCATTGATTGAACTTGTTCCAATAAATGTTTACAAGTTTGATAATCGTATTCTTTATAACTTATTTCACTAAACTCGTTTCTAATCCGATGCGCTTGAATACACAAATCTTTCATTGCATTTATACGCTCAATCCATTGCTCTATAGAGTGTTGCATAACTGTCCTTATCTCATTAACTATACACTTATATTTACCAAAAGTCAATAAATAGTTGTGGGAGAAGTGAGATGAATAATGATATAATGACAGCGGCTAGCGTTGGCACAAACGTTGGCGAATTATTAACTCCATTTATTATAGCGTTAATCAGCTTGGTGGTAACTCTTTGGTTTAAAGATTATGCTGCCAAGATTGCAAAAGGCATGGCCTTTCAAATGAATAAAAGTTTTTCAGAGGGTGACAAAGTTATCCTTGACGGTGAAAAGGCCCTCATTGTAAAGATAGGCTTAACTGAAACAGTTTTTGGTATTACTAAAGATAATGGTGATTATCATTGGAGATTTGTTCCTAATGAAAGAATTCCACTTCTTAAGTTGGAGAAAGTAATATTTGATAATACTCCAAATAAAAACGGTCACAAAACAGACCTTAATAAAGAGCTGATTTTGGAAAACAAAGCAATGATTGAAGCTATTCTCAAAAAGGAGAAATAAATGGATTTAAATGATTGGTATTTTAACGATACAAATTTTAATTATGGCAAAGCATTTTGGCTAGCTAAACTGGCAGGTATTGCATACGCACAACCGCTAACAGCAAGAAAAATATTTAAAGCTGCAGGTATAACAACAAACAAATACTTCGATAAAGACGGAGCTCAGGCATATGGCATAGAAAAGAACGGCATAGTGTTCCTGGCTTTCCGTGGAACAGAGCCAACACAGGCTTCAGATTTAATAGCCGATGCTAAAGCATGGCACAAAAAATCACAATATGGCGGTAGTGTACACGCAGGATTTAGAGGCGAAATTGACAAAATTTGGCCTGAAATTGAAGAATGGATGAAGCAACACACAGGCAAACAAATTTATGTAACTGGACATAGTTTAGGAGCGGCTATGAGTACTCTTGCTACTAGTCGTTTACCAGCAGGCACAATATGTTATAATTATGGCTCACCAAGAGTAGGCTCACCTGGCTTTAGTAAAGAATTTGATAAAAAATATGAATTACACCGCTTTGTTAATAATAACGATGCAGTATGTAGAGTACCACTTTGGGCAATGATGTTTAGACACGTAGGCAAATTACACTATATCAACACTTACGGAAATATTAGAAATGCTACGCCTTGGCAACGCTTTAAAGATAGATTTAGAGGATACAGACAGGCCTGGAAGAAAGGTGAAGTGTTTGATAGTTTATATGATCACAGTCAATCAAATTATATAGAACGTATAGGCAACTTTAAAGGCTAATATGAAGAACCCGGTAACTTAGTTACCGGGTCTTCTTTTAATGTGCTTTGTTATATATATCTAGTAACGGCGTTCTAATCTGCCTTCTCTACTTTATTATATACTCTATTATTTTTGGTTTACAAATGCGTAGAACTTTTCAGCAGCTTCTAGCACTGCATCTGCACCAGGTACTTCTGGTAATTCTACTTTTACTACTACTTCGTCATTTTCTTTGTTAACCGAAGTTTCCCAAGCACCATACTTAGCATGGTAATCAT